CTCTAAGAATGGTATTTACAACGAACGTGGCGATCGTATTGGCTACGAGCGTGAAGGAGCTGTTCGTAATTTCTATGACAACGATGGCAACCGCAGGGGATACAGATGATTATTACCAATAAATATGGGCTTCCACAAACATTCTTGAATGTCGTAGAGCGTCCTACCTACACCAAGGGCAAAGCCCATATGTCGGTTACGGAGCTGTTAAACAGCCCACAGATCGTACAGTTAAAGGCTAAGTATTCCGAGCAGATTGAAGTCGATGTGACGGATATGATCTGGGCGGTATTTGGCACGGCAGTCCACCATGTCTTGGAACAGGGCAAAGACCCTAACCATATCGTAGAGCAAAGACTCCATTCCGAGATAGATGGCTGGCATATCTCAGGGGCTATTGACCTACAGATCGTCCATGAGGATGGTATCGAGGTCAATGACTACAAGACTGTTGGAGCTTGGGCGGTTATGAATGAGAAGAAGGAATGGGAGCAACAGCTCAATATCTATGCATGGCTGGTAGAGACTGTCAAAAAGACCCCCGTCAATAAGCTCAAGATCATTGCCATCATTCGGGATTGGAGTGCCAGAGATGCTGAGACTCGGGAAGGATACCCTGAGAAACAGGTAGCCACCTTGGACATCAAGCTCTGGTCCATGGAAGAGCGAGAAGCCTTTATTAAGGAGCGTATCCACCTCCATAGCGAAGCTCTGTTTGCGAATGATACGAATGAAGACCTACCCCCCTGTACGCCAGAGGAGTGCTGGGAGAAGCCCACAACCTATGCGGTAAAGAAAGAGGGCGGAGTTCGCGCGAAATCTGTCCATACCACGAAAGAGGAGGCGGAATCGGCATTAGAAAGTACTGGTAAGGGATATTTTTTAGAAGTTCGGGCTGGTGAAAGAACTCGCTGTGCCAAGTTTTGTCAGGTTTCCCCTTGGTGTAAGCAGTACAAAGACTATTTAGAGGAGCAAGCAAAATGATAGATGCTAATTACTACAACAACGGCAAGATTAAGATTGGATCTGAATACTATCTTAATCCGCTACGGAAAAAATACATTGAAGAAGATCCTGATATGTTGGAGATACAGAAGTATTTAATTGAAGATCCAGTCCTACTCAACCGCAAGTATTGGACGGAAAAAACTTTGTTGATTATTAGTTGTTTTGTTTTATTAGTGGTCTGTATTAAGGGGATGAAATGAGTGCAAACAATATACAGGTTGGTGGCAGCCACTATACCAAGCAAAGCATTCAGACTTGGGACTATATTGCGGCCAATGAAATTGGGTATTTTGAAGGAAATGTAATTAAGTATGTATCACGGTGGAAGCAAAAGGGTGGGATAGAGGATCTACGGAAAGCACAACACTACCTGAGTAAATTGATTGAACTAAACATAAAGGAAAATGCATGAAAAAGTTAATTGCTATGTTATTTATTGCCCTGATTTCTACAGGTGTTATGGCTCAAGTTAAGTGCGAGTCTGATGGTCGTGGTGGTATGTGCTGTTGGGATACCAGAGTTAACGGACCTTTTAAACCAATTGGTTGCTAAGGAGAAACTATGGAAACATCACAGGAACTAACTTTAAAGTTTATGTTGGCATTGGCGTCAAATCCAGCATACACAAGCCCAAACGAAGATTGGGAAACGGACGCTTTTAATATTTACACAATGGCACAAACATTAACTCACCTCTATTTAGGGAAGGTAGCATGAGCGTATATAAAAAATTACAACAAGCTAGGATAGCTTTACAAGGAAAGAAACTAACCAAGTCTGGTAAGAACAAGTTTGCTGGCTATGAATACTTTGAGCTGGGAGACTTTCTACCGACAATCCAAACCATCTGCAACGATGTTGGTTTATGCGGGGTATTGTCGTTTAATAACGAGATGGCGTACTTGCAGATCAATGATGTTGAGGACGGCACATCGGTGATGTTTACCTCGCCTATGAGTTCGGCTGCTCTGAAAGGTTGCCATGATGTCCAGAACCTAGGTGCGGTGCAGACTTACCTTCGTAGGTACTTATGGACGAATGCCTTTGAGATTGTGGAGCATGACGCTTTAGACGCTACTTTGGGAAAAGATGAGCCGCCCAAAAAGGTAGAAGTTAAGGTTGAACCAAAGGTTGAGAAACCAAAGCCAACCAACGGCCCATGGCAAATCTCCTTGGCAGACAACGAGGATATCGGGGCGTGGATGGATACCCTTGGAGCTGGGTGCGATGCTCTTCTGTCTTTAACTACCAGCGTGGACGATGTGGCAACGATATTCAAGACCAATCGCTCTGTCTTTGACAAAGCAAAGGCTTTGGATGAGGTCGCTTATTCAAAGCTCATGGAAAAGTTTTCAGCAACCAAAAAATCATTAACTAAGGCATAACATGGAATATTTAAACAAAGGTGGTTTGTTCGTATCGTCTGTTCGCAAGACAGAAAAGTCTCCCGATTACTTTGGATCCGTAAAGGTTGATCGTACTTACCTCAAGTTCCTCATGGAACAGCATGATGAGGATGGGATTGAGATTAAGATCTCTGGCTGGAAACGAGAGTCCAAGACTGGTAGTCGGTTTATCTCTTTAGCCATAGATACCTATGTCAAGAAGGAAGAATCTAAGCCAGCCCAAAACGATAAGGACGAGTGGGAAATCTGATGGAAACCAGTCAATTTGAAGCTAAGAAAATAGCCTTGAAGCAGACAAAGGATGGTCATGTGTTAAACCTTGCCATCCATCCAGACGAGATCCCAGAGGAGATTCTTAGGGACTTTGTGGGGGCTAGGTATATGGTGGTGATGGTTCGCCTAGCGGATACCGAAGTTCCTATGGTTCGAGCTGAGGAATACGCTGGTGCCAGGCTAGTCAAGCAAGCTGGAATGATTTGTCGGGATCAGAAGTTTTGGGATTTTTTACACGACCAAGGATATATCTTTGAGCGCAAAGAAGAAGTGGCGGTAGATTGGCTATGTAGTTACCTCAATGTTGCGTCCAGAGCAGAACTTAAGACAAATGAAAAGGCGCAATATCTTTTTGAACAAATAAACGCAGAGTATAAAAAATGGAAAAACTAGTCCCCTATTCACTTTATCTTCCAGAGGCACACATTAAAAAGCTGAAGTCTATGGCAAAGAACCGTAAAGCATCTAGTTTTATTCGGGATGCTTTGATTATGGCATTGGATAAGACCGATGAGTATTCCAGTGGTTATAACAAGGGTATCAAAGATGCCTGTTCAATTATTAAAGACAACCCCGAGGCTAGTTTGATTGCTGTCCGTGGTCGGTCTTTAAATGACATCCTTGTTAAACAGATTGAAATACTGAGGCACGAACCAAAATGCCAAAAATGAACCAAGAAACCGTGCTTGATTTGGTACGAGAGATAGAAAAAGTGATGGTCGAGGAACAGGCTGAATATGTGAATTCCTTTGCTGCTGCCCTGTATGTAGCGTGTGTATCAGCTAACAGTCTAGGAATGACTAAAGAGACTTTTTTAGCTAACTGTGAAACCTTGTTTGACCACGATAAAAAAGAACAAATGAAGGAACTGCAATGACAGAACAAGATAAAGAATATCTGGAGGCGTTATACGCTGGCTTCGCTATGATTGGCTTCATTATCAACGGAGACTATTCTCCAGAAGAAATACCTAGCCGTTCTAAAGCCATAGCCAAACAAATGCTTCAAGAGCCATTAGAAGGTGGAATTGTTGCCATTAAAAGGAAAACTAAGAAATGAAAGAGCCGATTCCATTCGCTGGATATGTAGAGATTGACGAAGAACCCAAGAAGTATTGCTCGTCTTGCATGAACTACAAGTCTTTTGAAATGGGCAAGATTGTCCAGACCGCCAATCGAAAGATTAAACGTTTTAAATGTTTTGCTTGTTTGGCAAAAGCCAGTGTTCGTAGATACGCCAAGGAGAATGCATGAACCCTACATACATTAGTAAGTCGATGGATGGCATGATGGCTAAAGCCAATGATTGTTTTCCTATCGGGCCAAAGGCGTCTTCCAAACGCACATGGCTAGAAGATAAAGATTTGTACCTTGGTGACGTAAGTGGAATGGAACGAATCCTAACCCCAGTCATTCTTGATACCGATATGCATAAAAAAATATATCTCATGGATGCCATTACTGGGACTCTTTATAAGATTCAAGGCGGTAAGTGCATGAGTTCTGACCAACTTCATCTCAAACGTTTTAAACAGGACGCTAACCTAGCCAACAGACTTATGAAAGTAAAGGGTGATCAATTAAGTGGGGATATATCATGAGAGAGCCAAATCAAAGATTCTGGGATCCTTC